CCTTTTTCTAGAAACAATTTAAATTTTCTCGGTACGCTTTTTTCAATTGTTTCGGTGTGTTTTAAATATCCAATCCAATCAAAGAAGGTATCATTATTGATATCAAATTCATAAAAAGTAACAGCCGATACATCTTTCTTCTTGCCACTTTGTTCTTTAACAACAATTACATAACGCATATTTTGGCCACCTTTGGCGAAATGATTAACCAGATCTGTAAAACTTCCTTTGACGTCTCCCTTCTTATTAAGGATTTTGAGACTAATTGGTTCATTTTTGCCCATCGGAGTATCAATACGAATATCGGCAATATCGTGTTCGCTTGTTGGAACTTGGCGAGATTTGCCACTGAATAGAGAAGCCAAAAATGGTTCCCACAAGAAACCGGCGACGGCTGCATTAAACTCTTTTAACATCCAAGTAAAGTAATTTAAAAACATCAAATAAGATAAAACTTCTGGAATACTCGAACCTTGAATCTGCTCTCCAGGATTTTCGAAATAGTGGCTGATGACTTTAAGTTTATCATTGACACTGCCTTCTCCTCCAATATTCGCCATCCATTTTTCAAAGTCGGCGCGCTCCTCGCTAGAAGGTCGCTGCCCAACTGAAATTTCCGTCGCGGCCATGCTTGGCAAGCGAATGGCTCGCTGTCTTTCTTTGGCTGACTCAGAAAGAAGGTTGCTTTCGGTGAACTCCCTCATTCGATTTTCAAGCTCAGCCATTAGATCGAAAGGCTCGGTGTTTTCTTTTAATACTTTTAATGCATCGTCAATCGACGCTTCGGTCATTTTAAATTCCATAACTATAATTAGCCCTCCGTTTCCTTAATATTGCCAATAATCTTATCAAGTTTTAAACCAGCGGTATCAATTTTGTTTCTAGTCAAGTTATAATGATTGATTACGCCCTTGAATTTATTTTCAACGGCCGGCTTATAAACTGTTGTACATAAAAATCCATTTTCATCCTTTGGATAGTCAAGCGGAATATCATATCGATTACATAAATATTTTACCAAAGCTGTATATGCTTGTATTTGAATAGGGTAATATCCTAAATGAGTCGGCAAACGACGGCCATGCACAATACTATTGGACAAAAGTGGTCGAGGACCAAATCCCCTCTTGGTGTAGGTATTAAAATACTTCGTGTAATATGCTGATGATATATCGATCCCTATTCCAACATTATTTGCACCTCTCGCATGCCACGCAGCGTTGTTTGGATCAACTAACTGAACAATTGTTCCGTCGTTGTCAATTACAAAATGTGTAGAAATATTTCTCCTTTCCAGTACTCTCTTACACGAGGCAGCAGAAGTACAAACATCCCAATGAGTTACAATGACATGAGGCTTTCTTTCTTTTTTATATGTTTTGTAACAGTTTGACGGAAGGAAATCACGCTTTACCATGTGCCATCCAATTGTTTCCAGTTCTCCATTAACTAGTATCTTATTTGGCCGCGGGTCGGCATTCTGCTGCAGCTCATACCATAATTGTAATCTTCTGAATGTGTTGGTGCCGACGAGACCATCTGGTTTTAAATCATGATTGACCTGAAATTGAACTATTGTATCAATTAAATCACGATCAAAATCTTCTGTACCAAGCCAGGAAGGAAGCCATCCTAATTTTTTAGAAGACTTCTTGTTATATCTAATCTTTCTCCACATCATATTACTATATCTGCTATTCCCAAATCTACAGCCTCTTCTGCTGATATGTATACGTTTGTCTTCTTCTTAATTAGATTTCTCAAATATCTTTCTGTCATATTTGTTTCTTCAGCAAGAGCCTGTATATACATCTTTTGTGTTACTTTGGCTTCATCAAACTCATTCTCAATATCCGCCAAATGACCGTGTTGTCCTGAAACTACACCATGAATCATCACCCGACAATATCTACCAATTTTACGTTCGCCCTTTGTACCACAGGCCAAAAGTAACGTGCCGGCTGACATAACTTTTCCTATTCCAGTCGTATGAATCGGCATTGTTTCTCTAATCTGTCGCATAACATCATACAAAGCAAACATTTCAAGTGCTGAGCCTCCAAATGTAGAAACAAAGAACTCAAATGGTTCACAAGTCTCAATTAATTCAGATTCAGGATCTTCAGGATCTGCGGGCACCATTTGTTTTCCCGATTTTTCTAGCAAGAGCAAGGAATAAAGAACTTCAGAACATCGTTCCTCAGTAATATCTCCATACAAACCTGTTGCTCTGAGTTGGGGTGGATTTTCGTTCACACTATCTGCCAAATTAACAAGAAATGATAAATCTTCCGCCGGCGGCGCTGTACTTTCTTTTTCTTCTTCTTCTTTCTTCTTTTTCTTTGATTTGTTACCAAGCATAATAAGCCTCCTATTCTTTTAACAATTTCATCGCAGATTTCCAGTCTTTAAAGTTCAATGCGCCACGAATACTTGCAGGACAAGAAGATAGTATGGTGCCTATGACCATAGAGCGCCAGAACTCATGTGCTTTAATATTTAATTCTTTAGTATTTTCTATTTGTTCTATTGGTAGACCCTCTTTCTTCATAAGATCATACTGTGCGTTAATTGATAAAAGTGCCTGTTCGTCAATTTTTTTAGCCACCATCAGACAACTAATTAAAGTTTGAGTATATAAGTTGACAGAGGTGGTGATGCCAAAAACATAAGATGAGAATTTATATATTAAAGCACCACCCAAAAACCAAAGAAAATTTACTAACATTTCACCTTCCATTATAGCCTTATCCAAAAAAAAAGGCAAGGAAAAACCCTGCCTTTTCTTCAAATCTAAATTTTAAATACTTGTTTTACTTTCTTTTCTTTTCTCTTAAAAGGCGAGCTGCGACACGACGAGTAACCTCGGCTACCAGTCCTCCCATTTCCTCTTCTTCTTCTCCAGGTACGACTTCTTCTTCACCAGGTACGACTTCTTCTTCACCACCCAGCTCTTCTTCGCCACCTTCTAGGGGCTCTTCTTCGGCGCCCAATTCTTCTTCCCCGCCTTCTAGGGGTTCTTCTTCGACAGTAACTTCCACGCCAGTTTCATCAGAAATAACTTGCATTAACTTTTTAACCAGGTCATTTACATCAACATCTTCTTCCGCTAGGAGATCTTCTTCGATGGTGGCATCTTCTTCGATGGTGGCATCTTCTTCCAGAGAGCTTCCCTCTTCATACATTTCGGTGTCGCGACCGTAGGTTTCTTCATTTTCTTTAATTTTATCCATAAAATTTTCAGTAAGTGGGCCAATATTGGCGAACTTCATAAATTTTCTAATTTCTGATTCGGTTAGAAGGCTCTTTTTCATTATATAAACTCCTGGGAAAAATAGATTTCAAAATAAATAGTCTAAAAAACACTAAAAGTCATCTTTTAAAAGATATTCAAATAGGTCTGAGTTGTTTTCACATATTTTTTTTAAAGCAATGTCTTCAATTTGTTTTACTCTGACAAAGCTAACACTCAATCTTTTAGCTATTTCACGTAGTGTCATGCTACTATCGTTGTTGCTTTCAACCGCCTCCAAAACACAATTCAAATCTTTTGAAAAATCAATCCAATGTCGACACTCTTTCTTTTTGCAAGGCTCTTTCTTACAACGTACTTCTTTTAAACACTTAAACACACTCATAGTTCTGGAAACTCCTCTGCAATGATATCAAAAATATCTTCAATCTCATTTTCATTAAGAGCAAATTGTTTTTGTGTTTCATCGTGTTTTTTTAAATCTCGTTTAATTTGTTTTCGCTTGTGCACACCTTGAACCATGAATTTTTTTTTATATTCATCGATGTATTTCATTATGTGTTCATCCTTTTCAAGATAGCCAGTAATCATAGCTCGAAAAAAACGAGATTGTGTGAAGCCCTCAAGTTGCAATCTGATTTTTAAATCAACCTGACGTTTATCAGAATCCCAAAACATCAATTTTTTACGATTGTTGGGATCCGGTTGGGAAGGATCTTTGGACACTATCTTTTCCTCAAAATGTGGGTGGAACTTTCGGATTGACCAGAATATGTCTGTCTGACGAAAGTTGCTTTACATCGAAGTCCCTGCAGGCTTCGTACGCCCGAGTAAGAGAAACCACTGCGAATGCCACCAGCAAGATTTTGAAGGATAACGCTAGCACTGCCTTTATACGGAACGGTAGTCGATACCCCTTCTGGGGTCGATGATTTTCCTCGCCAATCGGTTTGTGCATCACTTGAGGCCATGCCTCTGTATACTTTGTATTTTTTACCCGATTTGCTTGAGAACACTTCACCTGGCGTTTCCTTGGTGCCGGCGAGTAGTGAACCAATCATAACAAAATCTGCGCCTGCAGCTAATACTTTAACTATGTCACCAGAAGTTTTTATACCCCCATCAGCAATAATTTTTACATCATAAGTGCTTTTAGCACAATCCATTACACTTTGCAAAGTTGGTACGCCATGGCCTGATATCAAACGAGTAGAACAAATAGAGCCACCGCCGATGCCGACGCGAATTGAATCTGCTCCCCACGAAGCTAGCGCGTCGAAGCCTTCTAAAGTTGCAACATTTCCGGCCATAATATGAATACTGCCACCAAAACGATCTTTGAGAGTTTTCAAGCATCTTTCCATCATTATATGATGTCCGTGAGCTACGTCTATACATAAAACTTTTGTACCAATTGATCGAAGGGCCATGGCTCTTTCTTCGAAATCGCCCGTCATTCCAATAGCGGCGCCTATATTTATATCCTGGCCATCACAAAGTGCATATGCCACATGACGTACTTGTTCTTCAATATCATTATACCTATGTACAATACCGAAACCACCTTGATCAGCAATTGTGCGGGCCATGGCTGATTCAGTTATTGTGTCCATTGGACTCGATATAATTGGTATTTTAAAGCTTAAGTTTTTATCCAACTCGCTTCCAATATCAACTTGACTTCTGCTTTCAATATCGCTGTATTTTGGTATCAACAAAACATCATCATATGATAGTGCTTCTTTCATGGGCTCTCCTTTCATTTTTTAATTGTACCCCGGTGCTTTTACATCCATTATTAACAAAGCGCCTGTATTGTTGTAACTTTCATATTTCCAAAACAATCCATTTTTCTGTAAAAGCTGTGTAACCAGGGTGCGCATTACTTTTGATTTACCAGTTATAATTTTAAAAGGTAGATCAAGTGGTAGTCTGTGATTAATAAACTTTATCAACTTTTCTTCTACTTTGCTATGCCTGACATCATGCAAATCAAGTGTTTTCATCAAAGCTCTCCAAATATCTTTGTAGATACCAAATTGCTTTTTCAATATCCTGTTTTGGATTACCTTTGTATTTGTGTCTGGAAATATATTTAACTGCACTTCCACAATGAAAATCTAAATTCCAATCTTCTATTACGTCGATGGTCTCATATTTGCCAGCATTATAGTGTTTTGGATGATTGACTTTGGGATCATATATCTCATATCCCAGCTGTGTGTCGGGCAAAGGCTTGACTTGTTTATTTTCACGAGTTAGGCCTTTTGAATCTCTTTCGTGTAGATCTGCCAAACTACTCATCTCGCGCCACTGTTCCTTGCTAATTTTCATTAGAATCCTCCTCCCGGCATATCACTTAAGGGATGAATATTACTTGTCACATCTGTGCTTCCCAGGGCGCCTGCTCCTCGCTCACTTATAGTAAGTCCTTGATTTTTATATAGATTTTGATTAAAGGATTGTCGGGGCCGGAAGTGTACAACCGGCACCAAAACTAATTGTGCAATCTTGTCCCCCGAACAAATAACTTGAGACTCGTTGCCAATATTATGAAGATCAATAAATACTTCACCATCATATCCTGAATCAATAATGTGTGCGCCGACGACCAAAGATCGTTTTGCTCCCATACTAGATCGGTTACAAACCTGTAACATGTATCCGTGCGGAATTCCAAATCGTAAACCTGTTGAAATCATTCTATTTTCACCAGGAGCAATCTCAACTTCTTGCTTGAGATGAGCATATATATCCAAGCCAGCATCCGAAGGATTACTTCTAGAAGGAGCTTTGACTCCATATTCCACCGTTGCATATTCAATTATCATTTTATCTCCTTGCAAATTCTTCAATGATATCTTTTGCTTTTGTCCAACATTCAGGACAATAAAGATTCACTTTCTTTTCTTTTTTACGAACTACAACATTCCAACTTTGAACCTGCTCTTTGTCTTTCTTGTCAAAAGGCTTATCACAGGTCAGGCAAGCATCGCCGAGCTTATCAAACATAAACATCTTTTCTTGTAATTCTTTCTCGGCTCTTTTCTTTTTGGCACGTTGTATTTTTCTTTTTGCTCCACTCATAATATCAAACTCCTTTTAGTTTGTCAACCTAATAATATCAATCTATTTTTGTTTAGCCTCAAACTAAATCCCCAATCTTCACTATAACTCAATTGAGCACCGTAAGGACGATTTAAATGAATTAAATCTCTATGAGGATCAACGCCCCAAACTCTAATGGTATTAGCAGTTGAAGTATTATCAATAACTTTTAATATCCAGTATGGCTTATCATTCTTCGTCTTCTTGGCAATTTTCTCGCGAGGAACAAACCAAGCTGCCCCAAGTTCTGGATCCCAATCGCCGAGCGCTGGGACTTCATAGCGTTGAATTGCAGCTCTGACATCTTTTGAAAGAACAATGTCAAAAGGAAAAATTCCTGTCAAATCTGAAAGGTTATTGATCTTTTCCTCTCGCGAGAATTCGCCCTCGTCATGAAACTCTTGAATGTTCTCTAACATCTTCTTCTTATTCTTCGGACGATTTTGAATACATGACATCCAAAAATGCTTCATGCCAGTAAATGTATCATCTACCACATCGTCCAAAGCACCAGAACGACATAACACATCTAATGCCTTCTTATTCAATTTAGAGTATGTCACGCCTTCTTTAAAGAGCAAATCCTCTGCATTTTCAAATGGACGATTATCAACAATTTGTTTAATAGCCGCAACCCCGAGTCCTTTGATAGAACTCAATGGCTGAATTAATGTTTTGCCATCTTCGCTAATCTCCCAAGAAATTCCTGCGGAAGTATTGATATCAATATCTGTTACCTCGAAACCATACTGCTGCGCCAAAGAAATAGCTAGCTCTTTACGAGACTCTGGTTCCTTGTCTAAGAAGGCGGCAGTCCAACATTCTGGATAATAATTAAGAAGCCAT